ATGAGGGCCGGCGCCATTCAAGGTGTCATTGCTTGGCACACCGACCGCCTGCATCGCTCTCCTCGCGAGCTCGAGGAATACATCGATGTGTCTGAAAAGCTGGGCATTACGACGCAAACAGTCAAGGCGGGGGAGATCGACTTAAGCACACCATCGGGTCGGGCCGTGGCCCGCACGCTCGGGGCGTGGGCGCGCTACGAATCCGAACACAAGTCGGAGCGAATCACGAGGAAGAAGCTTCAACTTGCCCAGACTGGGGCGTTTAGCGGCGGACCCGTGCCGTTCGGGTGGAAGATGGAAAACGGCGACCCTGTCATTGTCGAAGATGACGCCGCCGAGATCCGCAAGGCCATTACAGCGACCATCAGCGGCGCCAGTATCGGCTCCATAGTCACCGACCTAAATGCCCGCGGCATACCCACCCGGCGCGGGCAGAAGTGGACGTCCACAGCGGTCAGGAACATGCTCCTTCGGCCAACAAATGCAGGGTTATCGGCCTACCGCGGCGAGATCGTTGGCAAGTCCACCTTCCCTCCGATCATCTCGGAGGATGAATGGAACACCGTTAGGGCCATTGTCACAAACCCATCCCGCCGAACACAGACTGACTCCCGCGTCAAGCATCTCCTAGCGGGACTCCTGATCTGTGGAACATGCGGAAGTGCCATGAAGACATCATCCCGGGCCGGCGGCGCGGGCCGGTCCAAGTTCTACTACAAGTGCCCAACTAAGGGTGAAGGCCATGCCTTCCAAACAGCACAGCCGGTCGAGGAGCTCATTGCTGAGACGGTACTGGGAAGGCTGGATCAGCCGGGCGTTATTGCCAAGCTCGCCGGACCATACGACTCCTGTAACCAGCACCGCTTACAGGAGGAAGCTGTTGCGCTGCGGGCGCGCTTAGACACAGCCGCCAACAGCTTCGCCGACGGCTTGATCACCGCAAAGCAAATGGAAGCTATCACGAGCCGTATTCAAAGCAAGCTGGAAGGGGTTGATCTGGACTTGGCGGCTGCGGCGCGGTCTGTCCTGGTTCCCGCGTCGGCGTCCGACGACGTGAGGTCGTGGTGGGAATCCGCCGGACTGGAGCGTCAGCGGGCCGTGATCGATGCGCTCATGGTGCCCATCGTAGATCCGGTCCGCAAGAGTGCGCCACGAACTTTTGACGAGGAAAGGATCCGCATCGAATGGAGGAACGATGGGACCGACCAAAGAGCCCCGATTGCGGACAGGACTTGACTTCAGTGCCGCTGACCCCCTAGAGTCTTTTATGCTGAAGCAGGAAGACTCGAACGGGAATCTCGGTCGAGTTTTTTTATTGCCAAATCGCGCCGCGCACGGTCAGAAGTTGACTCCTGCACGTTGACACGCCAAGTTGTTTACAATCACGCTTGAAGTATGTAATTAGGATCTCTTCAAGCCAGCAACCCGAACGGTAAAACCGCTCGGGTTTTTTTGTGCCCAAATTTGAGCGCACTCCCCGCCGACCACCTCGGCAGCCCACCCAAACAAAACAACCAAGGCCGTAATCGGTCATGCCCTCTCGGCGTGAGCCCGTTGCGGCCTTTCGATTTAAGGAACCCCTTTGACCACTCCCAAATTCGCCAGCCTAGCCGCCGCGGCCGAAATTGCCGACGTCTCCGTGAAATCAATCCGACGGTATATAACGGCCGGACGCATCACCGGATACCGAGTCGGCCCACGGATGATCCGGGTCGATATCAACGAACTCGAGGATCTCCTGGCACCTATCCCCAACGATGCTGAAAACAACGAGAAGGCACAGGCATGATCCGAGAATCACGCCCTCGGGAGAAGTTTGCGGCTTACGTTTCGAGGGTTGTCGCGGAGGCTCCGGATCTTACTGATGACCAGATAAACCGCATCGCGGTCCTGCTCCGGCCCCCAACCTCCTTCGTTGAGCGGGGGGCAGCGTAACCATGAAGCCAAAGGGAAAGCGCCCCTGCCTGCCAGCCGGGACGCCTTCAAAATCAATGCTTGAAACTTCTGTCATTGTACCTTGCCGCATACGTTCGGTTCGCAACTCGGCGGTGACCCCATGATTCTCTCCACGGTCCAGATCATCGACGTGACGGCGTTCCGCTGGCGCAACACATACGACGCAGGCGAGCTTCAGCGCCACGCTGACGAAGCACTCCTGCTTGCTCGACCGGGCGACGTTGTACGTCTGATCGTTGGCGACCTCACGCCAGCCCCCGTCCAAGAGAGCCTCCAGTGGGCGCGGGAAGATCTGCTTTACAGCATCGAGGGTCACCCCAGCGTCGCCAGAGCATGGCAGGCGGCCCTCGGAGAAATCGAGGTGACCAATCATGGCTGACAAGCGTTTGTGGACGCAGATGGACCTCGGATTCACCAGCAATCCGAAGGTGCAGGAGGTGTTGGCCGAGTCGGCCGGCGCGGTAGTCCTGTACATCCACAGCGTGCTCACGTCGTGCCTGCACGTAACCGACGGCTTCGCAAAGGAGAAGGTCATGGTCCGTGCATCCTTCGCTTCGCAGGCTGACGCTGACTTGCTCGCAAGCGCCGGAATGTGGCACCGCCCTGGTCACGACTGCAACACATGCCCCGCAGCCGTTCCCATTGGCGAGGTCTACATTCACGACTTCGAGGAACACAACCCGATGTGGACCACGCGGGCCGCAGAGACGCGTATCGAGAAGGCTACGAAAGCGGCACGTGCACGCTGGGCCGCCGATTCAAAGCCCGAGGATGCTACTGAGCATGCTACCGAGCATGCCGCGAGCATCGGACAAGCATCCGGCGAGCAATGCTCGGAGGATGCTCCGGCGATGCCAGAGAAGAGAAGAGAAGAGAAGAAGATATTTAGCTCATCTTCGACCACCGCTTTTGATGCGTTTTGGGCCGGATATCCGCGAAAAGTAGGCAAGGCGGCCGCCCAGAAGGCATTCGCCAAGGCGCTGAAGTTCACCGATGTCGAAACGGTCATGTCGGGCGTGGAAGCCCTCCGGACGGAAGTCGCCGGCAAGGATCAGAAGTTCACGCCGCACGCGGCCACATGGCTCAACGAGGGCCGCTGGGACGACGAGCCGTCGGGCCAGTTGCAGATCCCGGTCAACAGCCCGTGGGACCCTAGCTTCCACCGGATGCAGGTGGAAGCATGAATGAGCTCATGACACCGCCGCAGGACCTCGAGGCGGAACGGTCAGTACTCGGGGCGATGATGCTGTCTCGGGATGCGATCCAGGATGTATCGGAGATCATCACCGGCGCGGACTTCTACCGGCCCGCGCACGAAACGATCTTCCGGGCTATCCTCGACATGCAAAGCCGCGGTGAGCCAATCGACGTCGTGACCGTCTCAGGCTCCCTCACAGGGGCCGGAGAGCTCGCGAACATCGGAGGACCCGCGCAGCTCCACGAAATCGCCGCAGGGACGCCCTCAGCGTCCAATGCAGGCTATTACGCGGAGATCGTGGCGAAGCAGGCCATCCGCCGCCGGATTGCTACGGCAGGGCACCAGATTGCGTCCATGGCCCACCAGCCCGGCGACGAGTCCGAACTTGTGGAACTCGCCCGGAAAGCAGTCGATGCGACATCCAAGGCCGCCACGTCGGCGGTGCAGTCCTTTGGCGAGACGATCGACGCCATGCTGGGGCAGCTGGACGAGAAGCCCAACTACATCCCCACCCCATGGGCGGCGCTGAACTCGATCATCGGCGGCCTGCGCCCGGGCGGCCTCTACGTGATCGGGGCTCGACCGTCAGTGGGCAAGTCGGTGATCGCCCTCCAGCTTGCCAAGGCGCTCACGGCGAAGGGCTCGGTGGCGTTCTCGTCGCTGGAGATGTCCGAAGTGGACGTGCAGATGCGGGCAGTTTCCGCGGACCTGCGCATTGAGCTGCGGCGCCTTATCGAACGGGACCTCACTCCGGGGGACTGGGAGAAGATCCGTATCCGCCGGGCATCGTGGCAGAACGTACCTCTATTTGTCGACGACAACTCCGGCGTGACTATTACAGACATCAAACGCTTCGCCAGATCCGTGAACCGTAGGCAACCTCTTGCCGGGCTGGTCGTGGACTACCTGCAATTGATGTCCCAGCCGGCAGGCGACAAGCGACCCCGGCACGAATTCGTCGCCGACATGTCCCGGCAACTGAAGATCCTGGCGATGGACATGAAGATTCCCGTCGTGGCCCTCTCCCAGCTGAACCGAGGCTCGACACAACGGGATGACCAGATGCCGAAGATCTCCGACCTCCGCGAGTCCGGAGCCGTCGAGCAAGACGCGGACGTCGTGATCCTGCTCCACCGGGAAATCATGGGCGAAAAGCGCGGCGACCTCGCCATGCTCGTTGCAAAGAACCGAAACGGCTCCACCAACGTCGCCCAGCTCGACTTCTGGGGCCACTACTCGATGGCACTCGACAAGGGCGCATCTCTGACCCAGCGGGCGGCGGCATGAAGATCACGCAGACCCCATGCACGCCCCATTCAACGAAGGACCCCATGCAAGCGCAATGCAAGGCCACCGCCCGCAGCGGTGAGCAATGTTCAAACCCGCCCATCAGCGGTGGAACCGTGTGCCGAATGCACGGCGGATCGGCTCCAGCCGTGAAGGCTGCAGCAGCCCGCAGGAAGGCCGCTGAGGCGGTAGAAGCCGAGGCTCAAGCGATCCTGGCGCATGAGGGCTTTGCGGGCGTTGAATCCCCGCTGGAAGAACTTTCCAGACTCGCGAATGAAGCGCTCGCGGTCAAAAATGCCAGCGCCGCACGTGTGAACGCCCTCACCAGCATCTCGACCACCAGCAAACTCGGAGTCGAATCACTCGCCGTGGAAGTTGCCCTTTACGAGAGGGCGATGGACCGCGCAGCCAAGTTTCTCGACATGCTCACCAAGTCCGGCTTCGAAGAGCGGAGATTGCGGGTCGCCGAGGGGACGGCCGGCTTAGTGGTGCAAGTCCTGAAGGCCATCTTCGAGCGGCTCAATCTGTCGCCGGAGCAGCAGGCACTTATCCCGATCGTCGTTCCCCAGGAGCTCCGCGCCCTGGAAGTGAAATGACACCTTCCACGGCTTCGAACAGCTCGCCGGTACCTCGCTGGTATTCAGCCTAGGTCGTCGCCCACCGCTTCGTGTCACGAGCCCCATAACTGGGGCTTTTTTTATGAGTCCACAACTTCACCTCACCCAACAAAGGAACCCCTTTCCGTGAACAACAACGAAACCATCCTCAACCCAGAGCAGTGCGCCGGCATCGCGCCTACTCCTCTGAACTACAGCGCAGTCGTAATCCACCAGATCGTTTCCGATTTGGAGGCGATCACACTATCCGTGGAGCGCGGAGAAATCATGCCGACGCCGGAAAGCATCGCCACTCTGATCGACTTCGTCGGACGCCTGAAGATCCGAGCTACAGCAGCCGGCTTCGCATTCCCGGAGGGCGGTGAAGCCCGATGAGCTTCACCTACCCGGCAATGGTCGCCTATGACCCCATTGGGAAGCAGCCCGTCAAGAACGTCTCATTCCAGGCGTATGCGACCACCGACACCGGCTTCACCACGCCCCTGACCATCTCCGACCCGTTCGGGAATCCCATCCCCGGGAACATCCTCAACTCGGGCACTTTCGGTGTGTTCCCCCAGTTCCAGCACGCCTCACTCGAGTCCATCACCCTCGCCGATGCCTCCCGCACCTACACGTGGACGGTACCGGCACTCCAGCAAGACCAGGCCGTCGCGAACTACATCAACCGGCCCGGCAGCGCCACCCAAGCGGCGCTTTCTGCCACCTATGCAACACCCGCCCAAGCAGCCGGAACCGCCGCTGCCCTCTCAATTGTCTTCGGAGGCTAAGCCATGTCCGGTCAGAACATCCTCGGCGCGGCGAGCATTTCCCCGCAAATCATCAAATCGGCGCAACTTGGCACTTCGGACGCCGCGATCTACACCGTTCCAGCAGCTACGTCAGTAAAGATCGCTACGGCCTCGATCTGCAACACCACGGCAAGCGTGGTAAGCGTGTGGGTGTCGCTCGTGCAGTCAGGCGGCACGATTGGGGACGGAACCCATCGCGTCATCAATTCCTACGCGCTGGCGGGGAATGACAGCCTTTCCCTGCGGGACCTTCTTTCCGGCGCGATGCTCGGACCTGGCGACGCTATCGCCGGATATGCATCCACGGCTTCCGCGATCGATTTTGTAGTGACAGGAACGGTGCACGCATGAGATCGCTGATTCAGGGCGGCTCGCTAAGGACGCCTCCCGAGAACGTCACCTATGCTGCAACACCGACCGCGCCGCCCAACCCCGTCGTCGGGCAGACATGGCTTTCCTCCGCGATGGCGGATCTTCGCGTCTCCCCGAACCCGGTAGACCGCAAGGTCATCACTACCGTTGGCGGCTCAGACGGCGACGCCAACCAGGAAGCATCAACCTGGACGGACGCCACTAACTTCAACATGCTCTACACGGCAGGCAACGGCCTCTGGTACCAGTCCTGCCCACTGACCGCAGACCCGACAGTGCTGGCGAACTGGACGAAATACACCACGGGTCCCGTTGTCGGCTCGGGCAACGGTGTGGCCCAGATCAACCACGCCTCCGTCTACGACCCGAACCCGGGGCAGACAGCCGGGCTTGTGTACTGCTTCGGCAACGACCAAGCAGGCAACACGATCAAGGTCTACACTGCCAACAAATCGGCACCGACCGTTTGGACGATGGTGGGTCAGAGCCATGCCCTTGCGGACATGCCAACCGGCGCTCAGCACTTCGGCAACACCTTCGTTGTGCAGGACACTGACGGCACATATGTGATGTTCATCGAGTACCAGGACTCGGCTACCCGCTGGCAGATCGCACAATCCCGCTCGTCATCCCTGACTGGGGCGTTCACGCGGCTTATCGGGGGTATGACCTCGATCTACCCCAGCGCTCAGTGGTCCATGGCTGGCGGTCCGTGGGTCATCCGCGAAAATGGGGCGTGGACGCTGATCTATCACGGAGGCTACGGCTCGTTCGGCAACCTGCCCACCGAGATCTTCCGGGCAACCGCGCCCACTCTCGGCTCTGACAACTGGACGGTGCTCGACCAGGGCAAGCAGTTCATCAGGCGCAGCGGCAAGTACGAGATCGACCAGACCGCCGACTTTGAAGCCGTGCACGCCCCAAACGGGCAGGTCTACGCGTTTTTCACCGGCCTAGACAACCGCTCACCGCTCCGCGCAAGGATCCTCGCGACACCGCTGATGCCCACCCGTAAACGTTGGGACGGCTCAGTCTGGCAGCCAGTAGACCGACCGGTGCAACCAACGGAGGGGACACAGCAGCCAACGCGGCCGGTCATCGCGCAGCTCACCGCGGACTTCTCCGGAACCGCATCAGCGTGGGCGGACCTGACGGGGCTCTCCACCGTCTGGAATCCAACCGGGACTGACTTTGAAGTGGACTTCAAGGGCGTATTCACACCTTCCGGCGACACCACTACCCGCTATCAATTCAGGGTCCAATCAACGGCGGAAGTCTCCGGATCGCCAGTGACGGTCAACTACAACATGGGTGCTGTCACCGGCACAAGCGGCACGCCCGTCAATGTCGCCATGAACGCCGTCATTCCCCGCGCACGAGTCAACATCACAGTGCCGGTGAAAATCCAGTATCAGGTGACATCCGGGGCCACGCTGAACTGCCGACCGGTCGCTCAAGCAGGGTTCGAGTTTGCCACCATGAAGTGCTCCGACATCGCCTATCGGCCATCCCTGACACTCCCCTAGATCGCAAGTGGCGCCGGAGGCAGGCCGCCTCCGGCGCCACTTCACCCTCCTGACGAACCCGCAACTTCACCAAGGAAAACCGCACATGGTCAATGGCATTTACGGTATGAATCACGCTTTGGTTCAGACCATCAAAAACACGCAGCGGCAGATCGCCGCCCTCTCCACCCAGCCCATCCTGCTCAACGCCTCCACCGGTCAAGATGGTGGCAAGGGACTCACGACGGACATTGACGGACTGCATGTCTTCAACGCATCCGGAGCGGAGGTAGCGCGACTAGAGACTACGGATGGCGCCTTAATCATGTATGACTCGACCGAGGCTGAAATCGCCCGCTATGGCCTCCTGGCGCACACTGCAGCGGGGACCTACGGCGCCGAAGTCCTCGTCGGCTCGACATGGGTTCAACTCGGCGCACAAACCAGTACGTGGGCCACCCTCTCCGGCATCCCCTCCACGTACAACGCGACCAACCAGAAATGGGCTCCGGACGCGCACACCCACCCCGGCGGCGACATCACATCGCGGGTGGCTGCGTCAACGGACGCCATCGGCTCGAACTCCGGCTACAACAACACCGTCAGCGGGACCAGCTTCGTGGCCGCATGGCTCGGCAACGATGCAAACTTCTCCTTCGGCCGCAACACATCCTCGGTGCAGTACAAGCAGAACATCCGCGAGCACCGCACAGACCCCGCCGACGTCCTGAAGCTGATCCCGGTCCTTTACGACAGGATCCCGGAGGCGCCGAATCAGGCGCCAACCAATGAATACGGGCTCATCGCCGAACAAGTCCACGAGCACTGCCCTGAGCTCGTGACATGGTTCGACGGCAAAATCGACGGCATCCGGTACGACCTTGTTGCCGTGGCACTGCTCGATGTAGTGAAGCAGCAGGACGCGAGGCTGGCAGCACTCGAAACGGCCATGGCGCAACTCAAGCCGGGCTACACAGCGCCGGCCGCCACACCCGTAACTGCGCACGTCCCAGCGTCCGCAGCGCCAAGCCCCGAACCGACGCCGCTGCCCTACACGATCCAGGCCCAGCCATAGGAGATCCAACCTTGAGCAATGAAGATGCAAACCTCCATGCGGTCATGCCAGCTTCCCAGCAGGACGAGATATGGGTAGCCGCGATCCTCGGCCACCACTACGCCGTGTGGGAGGAATTTCAGAGTCATCTCGCCGTCTTGAAGCAGCAGCCGAGCGGGATGACCAAGAGGCAGATGATTCTCGCAGTCGAGTTCATCAGGAGTCAGATGAGGTGGCTGCGTGCTCACGGGATCAATGCAGAGTTCACCGTTAACGAAACGCACGGCATCGAGGGACTGAAGATCGGTGATCGGCTTTGACCGGGCAAACAGCACTGACGATGATCTATCCAAGCCAATGCGATCTCTGCGTCCCGGTAACTCGGCTTGTCTCGGAGACCTGGATGACAACGATCACCGAACTGGTCCACGAGCAGGTGTGCCGAAACAGCCCACGCCGGAAGGATCAACAGTGAACAACCCATCGGACATGCAGGACAATCAGACCATGAGCAACCTCTCGATCCCGAAGATTGTTCGAATCTTGGAAGGCGTAGACGTCGGCGACGTTGTGATCAAACTCCGCGGGGTACTGGACGCGCTGCCAGTGGACGATGCGAGCGCTAGAGATGTTCATCTGCGAAACCTGATTGAAGCTTTTGTAATTGGCTGGGAGTTGCGGTCGTCCCCATCCGACCGCGACCGGCATTGACCACCTTTCGGGCATGGATGCGGCTTGAGGCAAAGTCGACCTTGATCGCGATCGCCGGCGGTCGGGAGCATGGAGCGGAATTCAGTCAAGAATCGGCTCGGCCGCCTTGAGGATTCGGGAAATGTGAGCCTGGACTTCCGGCGAGGACTGTAGGTCCGTACGCAATGCTGCGGGAAGCCAAGCCTTTCCCTTTTTCACCCCAAGTCGATGACCGAAGCTTTCTAGTTCTCCCTCATGCACGACAACGAGCCTCCGTTCGGCAAGGCCGGTCACCAGCCGGTTAACAGCTTCGGGGTTTCCGCACAATCTCGTGAGAGCATCCAAGCCATACTTCTTCACCTCCTCCCAAGGGCGAAGGGAGGCTCCAAGAGCCTCTCGTATCCGTCGCCTGTTCTCTTCCTCGTATTTTGCCATCGGGTCGTCCTGAAGAATTCTCTGAATTTCTTTGCTCACATCTCGAAACACTTCGCTGACGAGCTGCGAAGTGTCCGCAGAGTTGAGTGGCGCGGTCACCGCGACCCAGTCGTCGTGCAGGCCGTCCCATTCTGAACCTAACGCGGTGACTATGTTTTTAACCACGGACTCGCTGTCCAGAACATCTAGGTCCGGGCATGCCAATACTGGAACCTGGAGCGCCCTGAGAGCCCGTGCGACTTTCGGCATGCCTCCAGTACCCGACGTCGGCACGAAGAGGACGTCTGTTGCTGGCAGCGTACGTTTGGGGACGGTGTCATCGGCGGTCGGGGAGTAAACGTCAAGTGCTGCTTCATAGAACCGGCAGTCGCGCTCGTTCTCTGCTAGAACGACCAGTTGGTGGAATAGCCCGTCTAAGACGTTGCTGTATTTCAATACCGGGTCATCCCAAACTTTCTTGAGGTCACTGGACCGGAGCTGATGTGCCACCGTGGAATCGTCCGTACGCACCATGCGTACGACGGAGAGCGGTGAAGATGAGTTGAGTAGACCCGCTAGTAGGTTTCGGTCATGCGTGGCGAGGATGACCTGCACACCTTTCTCCTTGGCAATCCTCCCCAGTTCCTGCCCAAGCGCGAAAGCTTGCGGAGGATGCAGGAACGCTTCCGGCTCGTCAATGATGAAGATGGGGTACGTGGCGGTGATAAGAGGAATCAAGATCCCCAGCAGGCTCCTTATCCCGTCGCCCTGATCTTCAAGCCTTGGCAACCTATCTAGGGTCGATTGATATTCGGAGGGATCGCCGAACCTCGCCGGATACGGAACGTCCGTCGCCCCAACACGAAGCTGAATGACTTGGTTCAAGTCATCAAGGGATAAGACGATTCCAAGGATCTTCTGCGTGAGGCGATTCAGCTCATCCATGAGCTCTGAGCTTTCTGCCAGGTAGTGCATAGGATGCGACGGTCCTTCGAGGACATTCGATTTCCTGCCCGCGCCAGCCACATTCCGCTCGCCAGCGCCCATCTGCCTCACAAAAAAGTACGCCGCACGCTGCAGGTCCAGATGCTGCGTACCTCCCGTGTTTATCCAGTACTGGAACTCGCTAAGGGCGATACTCGCGCCCATTCGCAGAAAGGACGAGAGCGGTGGGTTTTGAGGATTTGGCGTCAGCACAGCATGTTCGCACAGCCAGTCGAGGAAGTCGCTGTGCGAACCTGAGACGCTGGGTCTCAGTTCTTCAACAAGCGAGGGCACGAGCTCTCCGTTTGGCTGGGTCAATTTGGCGGCGATTTGGGTCAAGAGCGTTGACTTTCCGCAATTGTTACCACCCGCGATTGCGGTTACTCCCTGAGCCTCGAACTCTATGACTGAACCACTCGTCAACCTGACTGAGTCGATCGTCACCCGCAGATTCTCAGCGGAACCCCTCGCCAGCCCGAGAGAGGCGAGTAGGTCGTCGTGCCGAAACTGTTGTGCGCTCATTCCTGTGAATCTACCGCCAAACCGCGGGCTAGACGTGAGGCCTCGGTTGCCGCGTTCAGGAGAGGTCCGCGTTGTCCCACGAACTTGGTGATTACATCGGACTTGGTTCTATACATAAAGGGAACCCTTTATGTAAGATCGAACCATGAGCAATGCAGATCCAGCCCTCAAGGTCATCGGATACATCCGAGTCAGCACGAGCAAGCAGGACATCGGGCCGGAAGTGCAGATTGCCGCTCTCGAGGCTGAAGCCATTCGAAACGGCTGGTCGCTCACGATCTACCGGGAAGATGCAGCGTCGGCGAAGAGCCTCAAGAATCGTCCGATGTTGGCGCGGGCGCTCGCAGACCTGAAGGCCGGCACCTTTGACGCGCTGGCAGTTTCCAAGCTCGACCGGTTATCCCGCAGCGTTGCAGACTTCTCCGGGATCCTTGAGACCGCCAGCCGTCAGCGTTGGGCGCTTATCTGCCTGGACCTCGGCATTGATACCTCCACCATTACCGGCGCTGCCATGGCTCAGGTGACGTGCACCTTTGCGGAGATGGAGCGCAAGAAGATCGCCGAACGTACCAAGGATGGCATGGCGAAGATCAAGGCCACGACAGGCAAGCACATGGGCCGTCGTAGCGTGCTGCCCGAGGCCACCGTCCGCCAGATCGTTTCTGAGCGCGAAAACGGCGCCTCCCTTGCTAGGATAGCCGCCAACCTCAACATGGCCTCTGTGCCCACTGCTGCGGGCGGGAAGTGGTACGCCTCGACTGTTCGGCAGGTACTTGGTAGCTCGGCAGCGGCTCAGCTCGGCCCGAAGTAAGTGGGGGACTGCATCGACACCGCTCGGATGACGCGGGGCCAGTGGATCGCCTACGTAAACCACCACGGCCAGCCTCAGCTTCCGGCGTTCTTGTTAGCAGCCGCCCGAGGTGTCCGCCGTTGCGTCGAACAGACCTGACAATATTGCCTTTCCTACTGACGATGGCGAATAGAAGTACCCCCTCGCGTTGTCAAAGGTCGTGAGTTCAACCAGGACGCCGCCATCAGGATCGAGTGGACCTAGAGTCCGGGCCAAGGTCTCCGACTGGTACTGCAATTGCATGCAGGTGTCCTTTTGCTGGCTCCAGACAAGCTTTGCGTCTCCTGGCAGTTCCTTCAGGGCGGCAACTGTGGCTTCTTGGCTATCAGCTCCTGGGTACTCGGTCATGTCATAGACCAAGACCCGGCCGCCGATATGTTCAACCTGGGTGTACCGAGCCCCGGCGTATTGTCCGATGGGGGGCAGGTCTGGGCTGACATCGTATGCAGAACCCGGAAGAAAGTCCGGATCGGCGCGATGATGGGCCTCCCAGTCCGCATCCAAGGCCCCAAAAGCAGTCAAAGTCACTGTTGAAGGCGGCGCTTCAGGGGTAGACGGCGGAACGAGGATGGGCGTCGAAGGCCCAACCGGACTGGGGCTGATCAGGGGGGTGACTGACGGCGACGGCGTAGTGGAAGCTACCGAGGGCGATGTCGACGGCCGAGGCGAGGCGCTTGGGGCGGCTGCGGAAACGGGGTCAAGTCCGGAACTATTCGATCCCGTTCCGGTCGGCGAGTAACTCAGCGCCGCGCCAATCACGCCGACAATCATGAATAGGGCAACGAGGCCAAGACATCCGAGGCCGGCGATCTTCAGGCCCTTGTGTTTGGATCTTGGTGGGCCACCGGTTGCAGTTGGCGTTCCATTGCTTGGAAACGGCTGAGAATGTTCAGTCCATTGACTGCCGTCCCAATATCGAAGCGCCGGGTGTCCCGACGGGTCCGGATACCACCCTGCAGGTGAGCTCATTTGCATCCCCTTGGCTCATTGGCGCCGGTCACGATCCGGCTTCACCAGTCCTTCGAATCCTAGACCTTTTTATGCGCTCTGCTGCTGAAATTCTTGAGCTGCGGATCGGATCCATGAAGTCATGGTCGCACCGACGACTGACACCAGGACACCCTCGCCTTTAGCCCAGCTCCAAGATTGAGCCAGCGATTCAAAGGGTCGCTACGGATAGCATCTTCGACTACTTCGCCGGCGTGTTCGGGAAGGGGGTTGGCACTCCTCTGCGTCACGATCCTACTCAACGTGTTGTCCGTATTCCTGCCATAGATAAGTGCATAGAACAGCCCCCACCCAGTGAAGGGTGAGGGCTGGACCTGGCCTTTGAACTACGAAGGAACGTTCGATGCGTCCCCGCTCGAAGGGGCGCCTTGGGCAACATGCCCCATTTGTCGGTCTGGAGCGACGGAAACAAGGTAGTCAAGCCCCGATGCTGCGCGGCCGATACCCACAAGCAGAGCGATCAAGCCAATCAGCAGGACTATGACGCCAATGACAACTCCGGCCATGGCGCTACTTCCGGAGTAGTAGCTAAAACTTGCCGGGAGCGAGAAGGTCAACACGACGATGCCGATGAATTGGAGCACGACACCGAGAATGATTGGATATGCGGAAGCCTTGGGCTTGTTCAAAAGATGTCCCCAAATCGGTTGAAATAAATAACATTCCGATGTTATTAGCTCATAGCCGGAGCAAGCCTGCCGACACGGTCCAGATCGCCCATTCCCGTGGCTGAATTGATTCAAACCTGCCAGCCGATGGCGTAACCAAGGATGGGCGCGCAGTGCGGCGCCGCCTGATACGTCTCATGGTCGCTGGACTTCCAAAGACCCAGCCAGAGCAATTGCATCAGCCAGGCGGTCAACCAGCCCACATAACTCGAGCAGCAGATCGCCAAGCCTGGCCTCGTCGAAGGTGACCCATTTGGTCCATTCGGGGGTTGCTCCTAACTGCCGCGCCTCGCGCTGATTGTCCGGCAGATTCCGCCAGCCCTTGCCTGGCACGGGCCAGCTACTGTGTACGACGTCGTTTCGCAGATAGAGCGCGCTTTCAACATCGTTTAGAAGCGGTTCCACCCGTTCTGCGAAAACGGTTGATTCGTCGGGGAAGCTAGACCGTCGAGCCCTTAGTAATCGTCTGCACAACTTGACGCTCGAACCGGCACCCTTGCCTGCGTGCGCCTCCTGCGGTTGGCCACTCAGCGACATGACGAGGTGTTCAAGCTTCATTTCGACCACCGCCGCCACCATGACAACACGACCGACAAGGGCCGGGAATTCTCCGAGCTCGTACCTAAACATGTTGTCTGGGATGCCATAGGGGTCCGTCATACTGCCCGTCTACCGCCTTGAGGTTAGTCCAAAGCCGCGAGGGCTTCTAGTTTTGCCGCGTTGGTCAGAGCCGAACGTCGATCGTCGCGATGTCATGGAAGTTGAAGTCGTTGATGGATTCGAAAGGGGTTAACTTATCCCTCTGGGAGTCGCACATCTGGAGCGTCACCCGTGTGGCCGTATCCCTAATGGGCTCCATGGTGAACGCCTGCGAGGACATGAAACCGTCGCTTCCACCGTTCCCACCCTTGAATGCGGAGACATCGCCATTCTGATCGACGAGTCGCCCTAACAGACTGAGCTGATTCAGAGAGGTGGCAGGCAACAGAACGTGCGCCCTGGTCATCGTGTTCCAAATCTCCAAGCTCGTGAAATATCCACGAAAGCGCAGGCCCCCGAGTTCGACGACGAATTCGGGGTTGTCGGCCACGACGACCTTCTGAAGAAGGTGCATTTCCGGAATCTGCAAGATTTCATCCATGCCCGTGACTAAATCACACCCTCCGATGGCTGACAAGCACATTCAGCAGTTCAAAAACCAAAGGCTAGTGCACCGCCAACACCATGGGCGGAAGGATTCTCCGTCTCATGCGGCTTAGGTCATGTCATTGCGAAATGAATCGTTGCCCATGAGAAGTCGCAGGACTTTGAATCACGAAATCGTCAGAGTCCCGCCCAGTTTTTCTTTCAGCTTGGTCAGTGTCGAGGAATCGGCCGACTGAATAATCCATCGCGTACCCATCAGGTAAGTGTCCTTGCTGAGATCGTGCACAGTCTTGGACAGGTCCGCCTCCGAGTCCTTGCCATAGACAGCCAGCGACAGCGTCTCCGAACACTTGATGTAGTCCTCGCCATAATTGTCGTCGTGCTTCACCGCGTCCCCAGGGCACTCCACGCCAGATGCGGTCACCGCCTCACGCAGCTTCGTTGCGTTCTCGTAGGTAGCATCTTTCTGCGGCCCCCCGCACGCCGTCACCATCGCGAGCGCAAGCATTGCCGGAACGACCTTCCTCATTTTCATTGACTTTCCTCTCATCGCCCTAGCGCTTCTCGACCGCGGCAAGGATGCGGATACAAAATCCAATTCCGGCCAGGAGGACTCCAAGAATGATGAGGAGGAAAGTTCCCAGTGTTGGACCGCCTTGGACGCTATTGCCGTAGGCATCGACGTGCGTTGTGCCGGCGGCGAGGATGGCAAAGATTACGCCAAGTCCGCCAACAATCATGCCGGCACGTATCCACCCGTTGCCGCGCTTTTTTGGGGAGATCTGCTTGCCCCCTGGAAGGGCTGCGGGTGGCTCGAAAGGTCGCGTCTGATCCGTCCAGACATCACCGTCCCAGTATCGCGTCTGAGGCGCGCTGGACGGGTCCGGATACCAACCTGCGGGTGTGCTCATGAGGTTTCCCCATTTTCTCTTGTGAATGAGCCTGTGACGGCCCGGGATGAGACGATTTGCAGCGTTTGCTCTACTTCGAGGCCCGGCACGAATCCCTGGCCGATGTGTACTTCTTCAAGACGACCGTCTGGTCTGCTAGGAGGGGAGTCAATCCGTCGTTGGCGCTGGTGATCCCGGCCGCGTCCAATCTACTCGCGGACTTGAGAGCGTCATTCATGAAGCCGATTGCCTTGGCATCGTCCAAGACGACATTGTCGGCCTGATCGAGCGCGTCAAGGCAGGATGCGGGCGTTACGTCTACATTCACGTCTTTGGTCTCGGTATTAGTCTGGACTTCAACCACAGGGGCGGGTCGAGTTGCGAACCCGACACCTGCACCCAGGGCTATCCCGCCAATGACCAGCGCCGCGGGAAGGGCGAATCTCTTCCAATTCCTGATTTTCGGGGCTCTCGGCTTCTGTTGATAAGGGGCATACTGGGCGGGTGCCTGATAGATCGGCTGGGCCGGATCGGCCGGCGTCTTCGGAGCGGTGCTGTTTTCTGTCATGCCTCTGTCCCCCATGGGATGTAGTTGTGTCTGATGAAACGGGTTGAAAATGCTTTTTCTGAGCTGAGATCGATCGCCAGTGCGTGTTCGCTAGGCGCGGCGCTACCGCTGGCCGATTGCGAAGCGCGCCCGGTCGAGAGCGCTGCGTTTGTTTTTTGGTCCCCCATATTTCGAAATGAGCTTTTGTTTGCTCGGATTGATCGTAAGTGGCGTGCGCCCGATAGGGGCTAAGCGCCCTCGTGTCGTCGTCAGATCGAAGGCCGGCGCGTCCTGCGGCGCAATGACGGCGGCGAGGGCGGTGGGGTCTCGGAAAGCGACAAGATGGCCTGGAGGTGCTGCTCAGTGAACCTGATGCTTCGTTGGCCTAAGTCGAGCGAGGGCCACTTGCGAGTCTTGGCGTTTTCGCGGACCTTGCGGATGTTGATTTGGAGTATGTCGGCGATTTCCTGGGCCGTGTAAATGCGCGGAGCCCCGGCATTCGGTTCATCAGTGGTGTTTGACATGGTGGTATTCCTTCGGGATGAGGGCCCAGATCGCGGCCCGGGTTTCGGTGAGCGTGAGGTCGGCGTCAATAATGGCCTGGATCGCGGTGCGGATCGCCTCAGTGCCGCCGTCTGGCGTACTCGCGGATGGTTCGCAGTCGGCTATCGCGGTCATCGCCTATCGCGCCGTGCCGTCAACGACGTTCCGCCGGCATGCCGCTTTGGACGTAGCGGCGAGGGCTATAACCGGCTCTGGGAGTAAGGGCCGGAGCCTGAAGCTTGCCCTCGGCAAGGAGAGCCGAGCCCTTCGTGCTGGCTTCAGCCAAGGCGGTGAAGATCTCAGCCATGGCATCGATCGAGCCGCGCAGACTGAGCGTGCCCGCCTCCGTCGCAACAGTGGCGCCGAGACTTTCGAACAGCTCAAGCGGGATTTCAACGTGGGCGCCGGCGCTCGCGGTGCCGTTTGTGGGGCTGATGTTCAATAGCGGCCCCACTGCCTCGTTGTTTGACTCGATCCACTGGCCTTGGAAGACGTGCGTTCCCGTCTGATCGTGCTCGGAAACCAGGCGTGTGCAACCTTCGATAGGGCACGTATCCGCGGCCGCGTTGATCAAAGCATCCAACCAGACCAGCACCGCTCTAGCGCTCGGGCAGACCGGATCCGGAAATAAGTCCTCATTGATGTACCGCTTGAGTTCACCCTCTGGCGTCCAGGTAGCCGAGGCCATCGGCATGCCTTCCGGATCAACGATGGTCGGCCCAACCCAACCATCGAATCTGTCGGTGAAGTCATCCGGGTTGGCAGGCTCAAATCCTAGTGGGGGCGTGAGAGCTTGCCTACTGCGGTCCTTCCGGGATTGGCTGCGAACTTCCCCAGTGTTCATGGTTAGACCTTCCAGTTAGTGTGTCCGATTTGGTGCGATTGGCCTGCCAGAGGTGCGGGACATGCCGACAAACTGCGCATGCTTACCGGCGAACTTCGCCTTGAGCTCTTACGGGTCTGTATTTACCGTCGATTCATGCTGTGCTTCGACATTAAGCGCAAGTGCCTTCGTGGTTCCAACAGTCGCATCCTGCATCGATCTCGTGGTCCATTGCAGCCGCCACGCGGACGGACGCCGTCAGGTCACCGAGATCCTTTCATTGGGTCGACGCGTGGAGAACGGCATCATCGAGTCGTCCAAGGTGTTCGCGATCCAGGACGGCAGGCTCCAACCCATTTCGAATTCCATGCCCGCCACCGAGAAATTTGCCCGGGCTGGTTTTGATGTCGCCGCGCTCCTGGAGCACTGCTGATGGCGGCCGTGCTGGGCGTTCTCTTCGGGCTTGGCGTGTTCCTCGTGTGGTGGTCTACTTGGGAGCAGCCGCTCGAAGCCAAGGAACCCAGACCGAAACGTCTTGAGTCCTTGTTGCTCACGGCAGGGATCGAAAAGGTCAGTGGTGGAGGATTCATCGCTTCGTGCCTCGGGTTGGGACTTTTCACCACACTGGCGATCTACATCGCCACAGCGTCCTTTTCGATCGCAGCGTGCTTCGGCCTGTTTGGTGCGTGGCTTCCCTTGGCCATTGTCAGCTGGCGGGCGCGCAAACGGACCACCATGCTCAGGGAGCTCTGGCCCGACGTGGTCGACCATTTGCGCTCGGCAATCCGCGCGGGACTCTCGCTTCCCGAGGCGCTTGTCCAGCTCGGTGACAAGGGCCCCGATGAACTGCGGTCCCTCTTCCGCGAGTTTGGTGCGGATTACCGTTCCGGCGGCAATTTCGATTCAGCGTTGAGCAAGCTGAAGGAGCGCTTGGCCGATCCCGTCGCCGACCGGATCATCGAGGCGCTCAGACTGACCCGCGACGTCGGCGGATCCGATCTCGGCCGGCTTCTGGGAACTCTCGCCGAGTTCCTTCGTGAGAGCGCGAGGACCCGCAGCGAGCTTGAGGCACGACAGTCATGGACCATCAATGGAGCGCGGCTGGCCGTTGCCGCCCCGTGGATCGTCCTGATGCTGCTGGCCAGCAGGCCTGAAGCTGTTGCGGCCTACAACTCCCCGGCCGGAGTCAGCTTGCTGGGAGGCGGATTGCTGGTATCGGGCCTCTGCTACTGGATCATGCTGCGCATCGGCGCCCTTCCTGAAGACGAAAGGGTGCTCCGATGATGGCACTGACCGCTCCGACTGTGTTCTGCGGATTACTCCTGGGCGCCGGATTGTGGCTCATCCTCGTCCGCATGCCAATTATGCGGGCCACTTCCTTTGCGGAGCGCATCGACCCGCAACTCAGGTCCCAGAACCTTGAATCGCGTTTGCTGTCCGCACCGCAGGACATCGCCCCGTTCGGCCCTCTGGAACGCATTCTGCGGCCGGTCTTCCGGGACGCCGTCAGCTATCTGGCGAAGTTCAACCTCGGGACCACTTCGCTCAACAAAAGGCTCGCGAAGGCCGGCTGTGGAAAGTCCGCGATCGACTTCCGCGCAGAGCAGCTCCTCTGGGCGGCAGCGGGCTTTGCCGCGGCGGTTGTCGTGGTGGTCTTGAGTGCAGCCGGAGGACGCTTCAGTCCCGGGCTTGCGGTCGTCTGGGTCTTGGTTTGTTCGCTCGGCGGGTTTCTCTTCCGCGACTACATGCTGCGCGTGCGGATCAAACGGCGGGAAAGCCGGATGCTTGCGGAATTCCCCAGTGTTGCCGAACTGATGGCGCTCGCGGTAGGGGCGGGGGAGAGCGCCAGCGGTGCCCTCGATCGAGTGTGTCGCACGGCCCGCGGCGAATTGGCGAGGGAGTTTGCCTCGGTACTGGCCGCCACGCGGGCCGGCACGCCCTTGGTCGAAGCCTTGCACGAATTTTCAGGACGCACCGACCTCGGTCCGCTTGTCCGATTCGTGGATGGAATTGTCGTTGCCGTCGAACGCGGCACTCCATTGGCCGATGTCTTGCGGGCGCAAGCCGCGGACGTCCGCGATTCAGCCAAGCGGGAGCTGATGGAAGCCGCCGGCCGCAAGGAAATCGCCATGATGGTGCCGCTGGTGTTCGGAGTCCTGCCCCTCACCGTGATCTTTGCCGTCTATCCGGGCTTGGCCGCGCTGGATCTTGGCTTCTGATGACGATCACCGACGAGCGCATTCACTTCGATCACCTGGACATTCGCTCGAATGCCAAATCCAAGGAACTGCGCGGATATCCGCAACGGATGCCTGCACGCCGAATAGGGAAAACGAAATGGGGAAAACGAAATGGGCAAAATAAACAAGCGTGGACGACGAGGCTGGCCCGTCTTGGGACTTTTGCTGTGGCAAGCCTGCACTGTTCTGTCGTCCGGATCAGCGCTTGGAACGGCCCCGCACCGAAGCTCGGTCCTCGCCGACGATCATCCCGAGCGGGGCGACGTCCCCGGCTGACCAAGGATATTTAGATACCCACGTCAGCGCCCAATGTGGCGGCGGGGGTCAAAAGGCCCGGCGCCCCGGGAGTCCCCGGATGGCGAGTGCGTGTCACCGGAGTAGGAACCCTCACGCACGCGATATCGTTAGGCCATCGCATCGCATCGCGTCAGAATATTTAAGTTGGGGGACCCTTGAAACGCTACATCTCTGCCGTCGTGGCATCTGCAGTCATCCTGGGGCTCACTGGCTGTGGGGGAGGGCCTCCCCAAGCATCACAATCGTCCCAGTCGACTAGACCGTCCCCAACGCACACAAAGATCTCCCGCGCTGTCCCTGACGTGGCGGGAAAGTCGTACCCTGATGCTCGTAGATCCCTTACGGACGTGGGCTTCTTTGTCACCGTTGTCGGCAAGGACGGAAAGAAGTGGTCTATCCTCCCGGACGGCTCCGCGCGGGTCGTCTCAACGCAACCAGCTTCCGGGACTGTCACTGACACCGGGGATATTCAGATTACGGTCGACCGCTCCGAAGGTGATCAGCAAGCCGCTGACAAGGCCATCGCTGACAAGGCCGAAGCCGACAGGGCCGCCGCCAACAAGGCCGCCGCTGACAAAGCAGCGGCCGACAAAGCGACAGCTGACAAGGCCGCCGCTGACAAGGCTGCAGCGGAGCAGCGCGCCGCTGCAGCTGCGGCTGGGACGGCCAGTCAACAGAACGCACTGAGGACAGCTGCTCAATACCTCAATTATTCCGCCTTCTCGCGGACCGGCCTGATCGGGCAACTGGAGTACGAGAAGTATTCGACCGAGGATGCGACTTGGGCCGTGGATCGTGTGACAGTCGACTGGAACGTGCAGGCAGCCAAAAGCGCCAAGGAGTACCTCAAATTCACCGCCTTCTCTCGCGGCGGGCTGGTCGACCAACTGATTTACGAGGGCTTCACCCCGGAGCAGGCCGAATACGGAGCGAGCCAGACGGGTCTCTGACGGTCAGGATCAGTTCCAGTTGTTACCAAGCATTCCAATCGCAACGCGTTATGATCCCACTAATTCACGCAGTCACAAGCCCGTGGCCACGCGTTTTAATACCAGCCTCAATGTGCGATTCGAATCGTATCGATCGCCTAAAATCCAAACTAGGGAAAAATGAGAACAGATGTATTCGCTGTCGTCCTGGCGGCTTCAGCTTTGGCTTTGGCTGGCTGCGGGGCATCCGCGGCCCCCGAAGCCGCTTCAACAACGACTTCCTCTTCGCCGACGGCCACTCCTACCCCCGTTCCCAGCACCATTACGGTGTCAGAGAAAGCGACCTGTACGCAGCTGATCGGGCCGGCCGAAGACGGGCCACTCATAAAGTACGTTGTCGGCATTACTACCGGTAACGCGTCAGACAGCGTTGGAATGGCCAAGGTCGCAGCCGCTCGCGACGACATCAAAGAGATCGCCAAGCGGGCCGACCCTGAGATCAAGAACCTAATTACGGCGCTCTTCTCGACCGACGTGAACGACTTCAAGGCCGCGGGAACAGACCTTCTCACTCGCTGCAAATAACCTCCAGCAGCGCGGGCTGCCGCGTCCGATGAGCGAGGCACCCAGTGCGCCGCCTAAGAGGGGTATCCAGAATTCCATGGGCTAAAAGTACATAACAAGGACACTCGTCAGGCGAGTTCTTCATCCAACACGATCTCAGGTTCTTCTTTTTCCACGTCTTCCTCGGGGGAACGGATCAGAGCACGGTTTCCGGAGTTCAAACCTTCGTCATCGGGCGTGTGCGTTCCTATGTCTTTGCGGACTTCTTCCACGAACAGGATCAACACACTGGAAAAGCGCATGTTCAACTCCAGCTGTCGGGTGAAAGCCCTACCTATGCGTGCATGCCTTCGCCTCATTGCAGCCTCGGACTCCGAAGGATCATCGTCATCGTCGGCAAAATATTCGAGGTGGGTTTGGCGGTGGTGAGCATAGAGAGATGTGAGGGCATTGTCGAGGTCGCGGGCAGTGTATCTGACCGAGGGCGAACCGAGGATCTTGACTTTGCCTCGTTCGACGATCAATTCTTTTGGATTAGTCTGAGGCGCGGTTCGAAAGTTCAGCGTGTCAAGCGAGGCATGCAACGACTGAGCCTTCAACATGAAGTCTGTATACGCCTGCAGTTTCTGGTCCCTTAGCCATATCTCTCGGTCCCGCTCCTGGCTTAGCCTCCATTGCTCAAACTGGGCAGAACGGGTTGAGTTGAGGGTGTCTTTGGTGTTCTTTCGATTGATTGCCGCGGTTACACCGGCCCCGCCTAGTCCGGCGACGATGGCCGTACCAGCAGTAATTAGCAATCGGATAGTCTCCGCGTCCATAGGGACAAGATACACAGAAGACCCTTCCATTTCTGGAAGGGTCTTCGATGCTCGGTCTACTATTCGCGCGGCCAAGCTCCGTGCTCTGCGCTATAGACCTCCCAGCAGCTGTGTTGCGGGTTGGTTAGCCTAGGGTCTGGATGCCATCTTCGCTCACCATCAGTCGGCGTCGATGCGGCTTGACTGTCATCTCGAACCATCATTCACCCCCCGTGAGTGGTAGCGAACCTACTACATTGAGTGCATCGAATTTGATCTTTGGGAGCCCAAGGTCTTGTCTCATGGCATTGGTCAGGACCTTGTGTACCGCATGCATTTGGTTCAGGATTGCTTCGATTGCTTCGATTGCTTCTAGGGCCTTAGGGACGATAAGTGGCTTGACGTCTTCTATGCTGAGGCGTTCCAATTCTTCTTCCCCAATCGAATCTGCAATTTTCTGCGGAAGATCGTGCATAAGACCGCTCAGCTTCTTTGTTAGGTTGATCATGTCTACCGCGTGGTGCAATACCTCGCCGCTCCCTACCAGCATGATGTTCATATATGCCCTCGTCCTTGAGGCGTCATAGCTTTCTTGCTCCGTGTGCTCTTTGACAAGAAGCAAGGAAAGTCCCCATAGACATAGGATTCAAGTCATGGAGAAAACTTGTGTATACCTTGATTTTCTCGGTTCGAGTCCATTGCTCATGTTCTGTCGTCTTGCCAAGCTTCGACCCCAGCCAGCTACCAACAAGCGCAAACCCAGCGGTTGCGAGCGGCAGGAGTAGCCACCACCATTGACCCTGCTTTATCAACTCGTCCATGCCCAAAACCTACAGGATAGGCCCTGCCACAGGAGAAGGATCGTCGGGGAGCCAGGAGGGTTGGCTGCGGTTGCCGCTATTCTCAATTCGTTCCCCGCATTTCTGCGTCGCAGTGCGCTTGCTCCGTGACAGATTCTGCAAAAAAATACACAGCATACACAGTTGTCAACCGTGGCTGCATGACTCCGGCGGCGACCATTCCAAGACTCTGGGTCTTCGGCACATATGATCTAGGTGCTGGCTTCGAGCCGGTTTTCTACTGCCTGACTGCCGCTGGGGAGAATGATGAGACGTCTGAAAGTGCCGGGCGGAACCACGAGTTTCATACTGGGTGCGGGGTTTTCCAAGGCTGTTAGCAGCCACATGCCGATTACAGACGAGCTGGGCGCTGACTGCGTGCGTAGAGACCCCGATGTGTTGGGCAAAGCTGTCGGACCAGGGGGACAAGCCCGTCCGAACTTTGAAGTTTGGCTTTCTCGCCGCGCTGAGGATCAGCCTTATCGAACTACCGCCGAAAATCTGGCGGCACGTGCGATTTTCGCCGGCGCAGTTCCAATAATTGCTGACAGTCTAAATGAGCGTCAAATGCAGGTTCTGTCTGAACCTGCGCCAGTGTGGCTGCGGCGCCTTGTGTATCTGTGGCATTCGGAGAGATCGCCGGTCATCACCTTTAACTATGACTGCCTTGTTGAGTGCGTCGTTGATACGTACCGACTTCCGGCGTTGGACGACCGAGGCGGAGTGCCGTGGGCATCGGTGCTGCGTTTCGTGCCCAAGCCAGCGACGCCGGAATCCAGTGGAGAAATGCAGGGGCGAGCGCCGTGGGAGACCTTTCGACTTCACAAATTGCATGGATCTTTGAATTGGTTCTGGACTGCCGGTGATATGTCAGGAGCCACAATTCAGCGGGGTCGCTTACCTGGTTCATACGGCGAAGCGAAGCCTGTTTCGGAATCTGAGCGAAGTTGGCGACATCCTGGCAGGGAGACGTTCATTGTCCCTCCTTCTGCTTTGAAGTCTAGTTACTATGGCAATCCTGTTACCAGGGAGATATGGTCGAGTGCTCACAGCTCACTTCGACGATCTTCCAAGGTCGTGCTCATGGGATATTCGCTTCCTATGACAGATCTTTCCACTGCCGGCCTTGTTGCGTCCGCTGTAGAGACGGGACGTATATCCTCAATCGATATTGTTGATCGAAATCCCGATGCCGTATGGGCGAATTTGAAACAGATCGCCGAAATCCCCGACAGCGCCGTCCGACTATTCGGTGGGGACAAGGCTATTGAGAAGTTTGCAGGGGCAGAGTGGCGGGAATACTGCTGGGAGGTAGCAGCATACTTGGAGGTACTCGCGTCTGATGGCCATTCGGCTGTCCGCGGCATTCTCGTGTACTGGGATGGGCTTCAGGTTGCGGCTGCCGTGTCGACCGTCCGGACTGGCGACGTGCTTTCGGTGGTTATCGATCCACCAGGGCAACAATGGGACGTGACCAGCCCCGAGCGTTCTCCAGATATTCCTTCGGGGAAAGGCTTGGAGCGCTTGCTGTCCCTACAAGAATTCCGGGACGGGCTTTCAGGAGCACATATGGTGGAAGTGCGGTCTCCTACGGGAGCGACCAGCCCCGTGCTTGACGCTAACTACGTTGACATGACTGCGGAGAAGACGGGGCATGGTGTTTGGATGGTTTTAAAGTGTCCTGCGCTGGAACCGCCGGTCATGATTCCCGAGCAATCGAATTAGGTCTAACTGTTGCTGGGCAGCGAGAACAACTATGGGAAGCCAAGATTGACTGCCGATTCCTTCAAGTTTAACGGTCGAGGCATTTCGACTTATTGACAAATCCGGAAAAACGGCGTCCAATTGCTGACTCCCAAAGCTAGATGGAAGAAACCTTCGGGTCTAGCAAATGATCCAACGACGAGACTGATCAAGAACCTGGACTAGGTTCTTGAGGATTCACAATTACGTCAGGCGACACAAACCAGTCCGAGGCTGGAATTTTAAGTGGCCCACTCCACGTTCTCAAGATTAAGTTCCGCAGTAGAAACACTGACCGATCGTCTGGCTTTGTGGGTTTTTCGGGATCGTCCTTATTCTTGATTAAAGGTGGCCAATTCTTCGTGTACGACTCCATTGCCCCTAGCAAATGTTCTCGTTTACGGGCTTCGTCGAATCCGAAGGTCCCCTCGGAGAGCAGCCAGTCCGCCATCGCTATGATGTTCGCAATTTCATGAGCCTGCCCACGATTGCCAGCATGAAGAAGAAGATATACGAGCTGGCTATATAACAACTGGCCCACGGCTGGAGTGTATTTGGCCCACCGTCTCCGCGGCAGTCTACTACTCAGAACTGTGAGGGCTGCGATACCGGCCGTGCGTTCCTGGGACCCGCCCACTAGGTGTGTCAGGGCGGACACGACCAATTCGTTCTCCCGTTGGCGGCGGTTACCCCATGCGGTAACAGACACACTGGAAATCGTGGCAACAACCACACCCAGTAAAGCGATCCAAGCCGCTTCCACGGAGATATTCATAGTGGATGATCCCTCGCATCTTCAACGTAGTCAACGGGATGCCTAAGCTAAGTGACTGCAGCGCTGGATGAGGTTGCACGGCACCGGATCCTGCGTCTCAGGCATGGACGTTCTTGGGTGCAGCCTATGGCTTTCACTACTCTGACCAGACTGGAAACTTTTCGATTGCCGTCCCAGAGGTCGGAAACCATGCCGAGAAAGGTCATCGCCCACGAGCACTTCGATACGGACCTCCTGAAGATGTGCTGGTTGTTTGGCGCCCTATCGCCGAGCCCCTGCCGGCCTTCCAGATTAACCAGGCGGACGGCATCACGCCGAGATGCACTATCGGCCGAAGGACTTTCCGGCGCTCGCCCGGGGCATACTCGAGGCCGCCCGTCTGGACCCTGCAACGGCGCGCGACGAAACATCAACCGCTTAGTGGGGGGCGCTTATCAGTTCAGATGGCGGTTACCAGTGATTCGCTGGTTCTTTCTTCGCACCCAATCTGGGATACCGACCCGAAGTCGACGGACATTGTGGATCGCGGTCCAGAGGCTCAGGAATCAAGCGGTCATCGTCCTGCCATCTCATATACGATGGTTAATTGAGAATTTCAGGCCTGGAGTTTTTCGATTATGCGTTGGGCTTGTATTTGGATAATTGACAATATCAAAACTCGTATCATAACCTATTCATAGATGATAGCTTTTTGAGACGAGAATGTGAGAGAAATTGTGGCAGTTATTGGTTATGCCCGTGTCAGTACGCAGGATCAAAATCTTCAACTCCAGCTCGATGCCCTGAAGGGAGCTGGTGCCGTCAAGATTTTTGAGGACCAGGGAATGAGCGGCGCAAAGGCGGAAAGGCCAGCTCTTCGGAAATTGCTGGAGCACGTGCGGGAAGGCGATGAAGTTGTAGTTTGGAAGCTGGATCGAATCGCGCGAAATACTCGGAATTTGCTTGACCTGGTAGATGAGTTCAAAGACTTAGGAGTCACCTTCCGCTCAGTGACTGACGGAATTGACACCACGGGCCCGATGGGCAAAGCGATGATTACCATCATGGGAGCCTTGGCAGAGTTGGAACGGGACCAGATCGTTGAGAGAACCAAGGCGGGACTCGAATCGGCGAGGGAGCGCGGTCGTCTGGGCGGACGACCCCGCAAAGCAACGGACGCGAAGATGACTCTTTGCAAAAAGATGTTCGCCGAGGGCCACCCTTCGAAGGAGATAGCCCAGGTACTTGGCCTGAGCAGGGCAACGGTTTACAGGTACGTGCAGGTCTAGGTCCCGGACAAACGTATGGCGTTGAAAGCCGCAGTTAGTGGCGTGGGTCTAAACGAGCCGAGGTGCTCAGAAATGGGCGGCTCGGACGCCGTCAGGCGCCAGCGTTTGGCAGCTATTACTTGCCCGACATATACTTCCAAACCGCTGAATCGAGGGCTCTGGGAGTGCAGCCAAGCCTTGCAGCAGCGGCAATGTACATGTCACTTAATTGCTCATACACCATGTCGTCCACACCTGCGGCGGACGCGAATGCAATCAAATGGCTATCAATCGCCACGCGCTCTTCTATGCCTACGAGCATCGCAAGATAGTCCACGGTCTTGTTCTTTACGCCCGATATGGACCTCAGGCGGGCGATCAACGGCTCGGATTTGGCCGGATCTGTGTAGGCAGCGTACAGGTCCTGGGTTGTCTCGATGCCAAGTTCCTGCAATGCGGCAGCTAGATTTTCTATAATGGCCAGTTTTTTCCGGCCTTTCCAATTAAGAACCGAAGGTAGGTCCCCTCCGCCCAGGCGCTGAACGAAGCCTGAGGTGGTGTCGGCGTCCGGCCAAGCCTGCCTCAGCGCACGGACTCTTGGTAGCACGACGTTCTTGTACCCAATGCCGGCCTGTAGTGAGGCGTCGGTGATTACTGCTCCCATGTGGGACCATTCGTCACCCACAAGAAGGGGAGTTATTCCTTCTTGACGGATGTATTGGAGAAGTAGCTGAATATCGGTTTCAGAAGGGCGCGCCGGATACACGGTAGCAACAGAAGAAATTGTCATGGAACCTTTATATCTAAAAATCAGTGACCATGGGCATAGACCTGCCCGAACTCATGCAGCCATTCAATAACGGAGGAGCCTAGCATCCCGGGTCCGACATTGAGACGCAAAGAGCCTCCGAGAAGAAGAGTTCAATTTCGGTTCTTCTCGGAGGCCCGGTAAGCACTACGCGTTCCGATTTTCGATTGTTTGCAAAGATGCGGTGCGATCGTTAGTTATATGCAGGAGGCTGGCGGTTACTTCAGCCCTACCTGATCGGCCGCGTATCCGGCCTGCGCATCGGTGAACTGGTTGCCGGCAGCGCTGGTTAGCTGGGCGATCAGGCTCTGGCGTGAGAAGCCCATGCCCGAGGACATGTAACCCTTCGCCGCCTTGACGGCCTCCGCATTCCAGTCCGCACCAGAGTTGGCGACAGCGGCCTCAGCCTGCGGCGCCGTGAATTCGTTACCGGCACTCGATGTGAGCTGCTTGGTAAGCGAAGCCTGGGAGAAGCCCATACCGGAGGCCAGATACCCTTTCGCCGCTTTGAGGGCCTGTCCGTTCCAGTCTGCACCGGAGTGATCGACAGCCCACTGAGCGTCGGCCTGCGCGAACCCATTGCCAGCACTCGACGTGAGTTGCTTGATAAGCGAAGCCTGCGAGAAGCCGATACCTGAATCCAGGTAGCCCTTTGCTGCGGCCAGGGCCTGAAGCTGGGCAGCGGTCCCGCTCGGTGCAGCGGGTCCAGCGGCTTGTGCACTCGCCGCCGAGGTGGCCCCAGCGCTCGTCGCTGCGGAGTCCTTCTTGCCGGAGTTAGCAGCGATCACGATGATTATGATGACCAAAAGAATCAGTGGGAAAAGGAAGCGCTTCTTTTTGAACCACGGACGGGACGCCTTGCGGTGGGCTTTGTCAGCTGCTGCTTGGGCTTTGGCGTTTCTCTTGGCACTCTTCTTATCGATTTGAGTGTTGATTTCTGTCATTGCGGATCCTGTCTAGATTGCTACTTGAATGCGAGAGGAGGTCTTGTCCCTGAGAAAAAGACTCCTGGGCTGCACCCCAAGTTCATTTCGTCTGACACGATCCCCCAACTAAGACTTGACGATAGTGGCCGGTGTGGCACGTGGCAAATACTACGGGTTATAGAGTTTCGTGTCGGAAGAGAGTTATTTTTCTGTGGAATGCCGTTATCGTCTGGGCGCCTCGAGAGCCCTGAATGTGCGCGGTTCTGGGGCATCACGGGGACCTGACTCGGGACCAACGTCAGATAGAAGCCATACGGGGATGCTTCATGTTCCAGACGGACAAGTGAGCGAACTGCGGCGTTCGATTCCGGATCGCGACTCTGATTCCGGTAACCGTCTGGCAACCGTTCTGGGCAGAGAAAGACTCGCTCTTGAGCGTCTCGTGGTCACGGACCGTAAAAACGTTGTCGCCAAATGGCGCGATCCTAAGATCGCCCAGGGTCGCTGCCAGCTGTCGGACCTCTTGGGCTGGCGTGGCAGCCTCTGGCACAGTGGCGAAGAGCTGGAGATCCATGGCAACCGCGTCGGCCAACTGACCGTAGTGCCGCAAGAATAGCGAGTGTGTCCCAAATACTTCGATCATCAAAGCTTCTCCTTCAAGCCCAAGGATGACTCCGCGCTGACCTTCGAGTGGGAGTGGCAGGCGGAACTGTTGCGGGATCGTCCTATTTCGGCTGGCGTTCAGAAGCTCCACCAAGGAGCCTGTTGGGGATGATCCGCTGACACCCTGATGTCGAGAAATGCGCTCCCATATCCGCCCCTGACGGTTGCCCTTCGCCGGAGTGTGGAGCTCTGCCCTGACGCTGAGAGGAGCGCGGCGGGCAGTGCGGCTGTGAGAGCTGCTGCCACCCCATCGTCCCTGCTCAATGCAAAAGGTTTCTACTTCCCGGCGTTCCCCGACCCCAAGGATGACATCGGCTGCACAGACCCGGTGTTGGTGACCCCCTTCCAAGAGCTCGCCTTCCACCAGTAGTGCAGGCTTGGAGCCGTGATTGCTGATGCTGAGCTTGCCGACTTGGGGGCCCGACGCAAGCTCTGTCACTTCAAGCTGGCTGCCGGTTCCCGTGCTGATCCCGAGCTGACCACTTGCATTGGTCCATACCGGAAAGATGGTCAGGGAGCCGAGCTGCGTGCCGGCACCGATGTGGAGTTGAGGGATTGTCATGTGCTGCCTTTCACGGGAAGCGGTGTTGTAAAAATTGCAAAATGTTCAAACGGGACGTATTTCTCGATATTTCTTTCAAAATAGCTGTTTTGTGAATCCGCAAATTCTCCGCATAAACATTTATAACATAAATTGATGCGATATGCCCTATTTAATTGCATTAATCTATTTAGCTCTTTTAAATGCTTCGCGTTCGCCGTTGCAAGTTTTGTAAAAATCGGGTGTCGTTCCGCCGCAGTTCGCCTTCCTCCCGCGGGTAGCCCGAACGCCCATTGGTCGAAATTCAGTGAGGGCGCGCGGTGAGTCATGGGATTCCAGGCAGGTAGTTCCTAGACGGTGGCAGTGGAGATTGGAACCCATAGAGATTTGAATGGTATTCACTTCAAGTGTTCAAAGGTTTGGGCTCAACCGCTGTGGGGTGCCCGTTGATTTGTCTCTATCGCCGACTCCATCGCGGCTGATAATCAAGTACCATCCTGAGGAAGGCGGCAGATCATGCAGACACTCAGGACAGGCCTGATGCCTACTCGACCATGCCGCAGCGCCTAACTGATCGTCTCGACTAACTGATCGTCTTAAGCAAAAGGGTGTAACTGGCTGACTTTATCTGTTGCCAGAACCAAGACGGAGGCATTCTAGGGCTAGACTGGCGCGCAGGTTACAGTGAATGACTTGATCCCCGGAGGTTATTGAATGGCGTCGAGAAGATCCCGAGGCCGGAAGCGGAGTAAAGCCGACCAGAGCCTACTCGGAGGGCTCGTGGTCATTATTGGAGTCATCCTTTTCGTCGCTTGGGTTAGTAACAACCCCGAGGGGGCAGGAATGCTCGGCATCCTCATCCTGATCTTGGCGTTTGCGGTAGGCGGTCTCTGGTATTGGCGGCGCAGGAAGAGGATCGAGCGCGCTCGATTTCACGCTCGCAACCTCGGCGAGCTACTAGTCTTAACCCCGACTCAGTTCGAGCACGCGATCGGTGCACTATTAACCTCGCTGGGCTATAGGGAAGTCAAAGTCTCTGGTAAGGCTGGCGACCTCATGGCCGATATAACCTGCCAGAACTCACAGGGTCTTCTGGTCGTTTGCCAATGTAAGCGCTGGGGGCCAGGGCATTCAGTAGGTACTCCCGAGGTTCAGGCGTTTATTGGAATGAGGCACGCGCATTACGGTGCGGCCGAGGGCATCTTTGTCACAACGTCTTCGTTCACTGCACCTGCACGTGCCCTGGCGAAGCAGCATGGGGTTACTCTGATGGACGGAACCACGCTCACCACCTACATGCAGCAGCTGGTGCACTCGAAGAGTCCCCAATGAGGAGAGTTATCGTCGCCGCGTCGTTGGTCTTGTTGTTGGCCGGCTGTGGATCGAGCGGCCGAAGTGCTGACGGCGGTAATTCGGGCCTCGCGTCGCGGGGGTACCTATCCAAATCGGCCAATGGGGCAGCGTTCATCCAGCTGACTGTTACAGGCCAGAGCTTAAGTGGAACACTTGATGTTGCCGGTCTGAACGGTCCAGATGTCAAGACACAACACGGATCGTTCACAGGGTCTGAGAACGGCCAAAGCCTGACACTCACCTTTGCCCAGGGACTCGGCTTTTCAACCAACATGAGCGGTTCCGTCACTAACGACGGTTTGACGCTGAATTTCCCGCGATCCGATGGTGCAATTGAGAACATGGCCTTCGCTCCGTCAGACACGGGCGTATATAACGCTGCTGTCCAGCAACTACAGACATCGGCCAACGATACAAGGGCGTCTCAAGCTGCGGCAGCTCGGCAGGTGCAACTCAACGCCGCCGTGAGTCGTGCTGCGCAGGCTACTAATGGAGATCTGGATCAACTACAGAAAGCCTCGGGCTTTGGAGATAACTCTCCTGCCAATGCTCTGCAAAAGCAGCAAACCGACCTTGCGACCATGCGTACAGATGAGGGCAAGGCTAAGGCAGAGTCCGACAAGTACGCGCGTTGTTCGGGCGCATATACGGCTCAATCTGACGCGTACACGGTTCAGTCTGACTTCTACACCGTTCAGTCGAACCAGTATTCTGCTACATCTATAGCATCGACCCTGCAAACCGACATCGATACGCTCAGTAGCGACTTCGGGAGCCTTCAAGCGGCACTCCAAGCGTACCCAGGGTACACGGGGACCGTTCCTACAAAACAGCAAGTCAGCGCAGCTATTGCCCCTGTCCAGCAGGCGATCAACGACAACGTCACCGCGTCGAAGGACGGGTTGGCCACGGCAAAATCAGTGTCGGATGCGGCTATGGCTGAGGCAGATGCGTTCGTCAAACAATCTTGCGGGTAACCTGCCCACAAACGTTGCCGCGCTCGAAGATGAAGTCCCAGTACGAAGTGCGCGAGGCGCGGTCGAGGGGCGTGTTCGATAGGGGTTCCCGTGGTACTTGAAACGCTTGGTACTTGGAACCCATGGAACTAGGAAGCTTGGAACCATTCGTCGGGAAATCGACGGTTCGCCGATTGGGTCCCCCGCATACTCTGAGTTATGGAGTCCAAACGCACTGAGGCAACCCTTGCCGTGCCCCTTTCGCCCTCTGAAGGGTTGCCGGATGGCCGCCAACTGCGTCTCGGGGGGGGGGGGGGGGTTATAACGCGCCCTTGTAGTAACGGACAACCTGCTTGACTTCGTTGTTGACCATGAACTGGTCTGTCACGTACTGCCAATCCCCGCCGCCACGGTGGAACTCCCCTGCGCAGGAGCAGGTGCATTCATCCCGCTTAGCGGCCTGGCAAGCCGCCGTGCAGATGACTTTTTCCGAGTACTGACGTACGAGCCACACTCCGGCGTATCGGCGCTGTAGGGCGACTGTGAGGGCTTCCTGCTTGGTCTTGGTGATCTGCCACCAGACGAGGCCGGTGTTAGGGTCTCGCCTCCAATCGGACTTGATTCCCAGTTCCTCCTTGAGCCAGCTCCGAACCCACTTCCCACCGTCGGGGAAGTGGACGTCTAGCTTCTGGCGGTCGAGCATGTTGTATATCGTTGCTTCTCGCAT